CGATAGGGTTGTCGCATTACCGGCAGCGTCCATAACCAGTAGCTCGCCCGACGCCGAGTACAAAGTGACTCAGTTAAACAGCGTACCTACTGGAGCCGTGCCATTAAATAAACTGATGGCACTGGTAGGGTCAGTCGTACTGCGGGATACAATGACTCCAGCCACAGTATTAACAGTAATGCCCTTCTCGTCAATAAGAACTTGGGTAGCACCTAGGGCTCCAAACGCAAACTCTCTATTCGACTGACTATACCTAATAAAACCATCGAGGTTGCCTTGAGGTGCTCCGAAGGCGATAAACTGATTTGTACTATTTGTAGCTAACAAAGACATGCCCAGATTCGCTTCGCTGGTCTCAAGCACCAACGTGTCAATCCCAGCGTTAGCCGTCACACTCCCTGCGGTGCCATCCCATATATGTACCCCTGTTCCATCAGGAGATGGGAATGAGCCAGCCAAGCCAATTAAAAGACTGCCAGAACCTACGGCCTGAAGATCCCAAAAGGTATCTGTGCCATCATAATAAATACGTGAATCAACCCCAGTACCCAAGGACACTGCTGAGTTATCAGTTAATACGAGGTTCTCAGCTACCGTTACATTGCCCGAACCCGTGGTCTGGAGCGCGATGCCGTCATCGCCGTCGATGGTTAGTGCGCCCGTTGTGGTACTGAGAGTCGTTGCTTGCTGGAAGGCAAATGCTCCCGTAGTCCAGATAAGCTCTTCGGTAGCAGCTATGGAGAACTTGAATCCCCTATCGGCTGGCACATTAAGCTGAAGATGGTCGGGGCCGGCAGCGTCTCGCTGGATACTATAGAGGTCAGCGTCAGTGGTCACGCCGGTTGTAAAAGATATCGCATCATCGAGGTCGATGCGTTGAGCAACACGGGTGGTGTAGTTTGAGCCCTCGTTGATTAGACCTGGTGCGAGATTTACTTTCATGGCTATGCCCTATCGAAACCGTTTAGGAACGATATCTGAAGCGACGCATTCGATCCTGCGTTCAAGTTGATGTAAGAGAAGTTCCTGAGAAAGTCTCCGTAGTCGTTACCCGAGAGGGTCATCTTGTCACCTACGTCCATTCTTACCCCAACGCTGGCCGTAGGGGACGTGCCGTCAGCACGCCAACGCAAAGGGTTATCTTCGCAGGTGAGGATAGCCTGGGTGGTGCCGGTGGGGATGGTTCCAAGACCGCCAGCATTGTCGTCTGACTTGGTGCTATCGGTATGACCTAGCTGCGATGGCATTATGCCCTCCTTTATTCATCATCATCAAAAGGCATGGGAACTACTATACAGGCTAACCTATATCACAACCCCTTGCCACTCAAATACCGCAGACGGCGCTCGGGAGACCAACGCCGCTTACGATAATGACCTATAGCTGCTTTCTCCGAGTTGGAAAAATCAGGCATAGGTATGATATCCGATAAGTCCCGAATAGCCTCGGGTTTCAACGCTCGCTCTATAGGGTCGCCCATCTCGTTGGGTATGAGCAGCTTCCACTTATTGTCCGAAGGCAATGCCACCGCCGCCGGCATGGGGCCGCCCCATTTACGGTGTGTCCACTGCTGCCAACGCATGTAGGCGTGCTCACGATCATACTGTCGTGTCTGTAGCTGCTCTAGGGCAGAGGCGAAGACGTCGTTTGGATCGAAGGTATGCTTCTGACCATGGCCGTTGTGACGATCCGGGTTGCAGTGCTCGATCGCCTGCACCAGCTCGTCCGCAGCCTCTTCGAGAGACCCTCCCTCAAGCAAGGAGTTGGTCTTGCCGTCTCCGAGCTGCACCGCATGGTCGTGACTCTCGAGCTGATAGGTCACATATGCGTAAGGACTATACATCCCGCGTTCGGGGATATGGTCCAAGAGTTTTATAAAGCTCGGATGCCAGAAGTTAGTGTAGTCTGCGGCCATCTACGCTTCCTTATGCCCCTTGCTGGCCCTGGTAGGCGATTTACGACCGGGCATGTATATTCCATACCCTTCTCAGTAAACGGCGCCACCATGAGTCCTTGCGGCCATAACCCCTGCGTACCGAGTACGGCCATGGCCCGTTCATTAACCGCCACCGAGGAAGTAGTGCGCCTCAGCTTGCCAGAAATGGCCTACCAGCTTGCCGCTGGTCCCGGTAGCACGCACGAACTTCATGTTTCTCAGTAACCCCACATCCAGTAGGAGGTCGTCACCGGTTTCGATCAGCTCCCCTACGGTGGTCGTGGGATCGGTGTCGTCCCACCTCGCACGGATGTTAGCCGTCTCCAGCCTGCCCTTGAAGCAATGTGCGCCTGCGGGCATCTCCGACGGACTCCCTGATTCGGCAAACGAGAACAGGGTTCCAGCGGTATCGGTAATCGTATAGTGCCCGAAGTCGAGGGCCGTTAGCGAACGCGGCATTATTTATCCTGCCATAGGAGGTGGGCGTAGGACATTCTTTTGCCTAGTACCCTACGCCCACCACATTCCTCTATGGGCTTATTTGCAGGAACACAAACTGGAACTCAGTCGTCGCTGCGAGTACGTTCGTGGCAAAACCTACCACCTGCTCCTCGCTCGCGGTCTGAGAGGCGTAGTTCTCCACCGCCCCCGCTGTACCGTCAGACATGCGAACAGGTCTGAAGATTACCAATGTTCCGTCAGCCAGCACCGCGGCTTCTCCCCAGGTCTGTACCCAGAAAAACGAGTTGTCGGCAACCTCTGTGGGTGCGAAACCAACAGTTCGTGCGGTCTGCGCTCCACCTGGGCTAGGGATAACGTGCATGTATGGGTTCGCAACCAGCCCAACCTCGGACTGCCCTGCCGTTAGTGCTTCGGCGATAGTATCGCCGTCCATGAGATAGATGGGCACGGCAGGAGAATCCGAAACATCTGCTGCTACATGGGCATCCTTGCTTCTAATCCTATAGACATGCCCCTCGCCAGCACCAGATGATCCACTGTCATTAACAAACAAGTAGCCGTTAGCGTACTGGTCTGCAACAACGTCAGTATTTGGAGAAGTACCGAATGTGATTGATACGCTTTTATCGCCTACAGATGCTGACGTTTCTACTGCAATGTCTGAGTCCTGGTTGGCTAAAGCTATCGAACTCTGCACACCTGTTCCGGCCCCGGCTGCGCCGTTGCTGAAGGAATAACGGAATACCCTGCCATCGGGCAAGACCAGTCGTGTGCCTATCATGACTCCAAAATCTTCTGATCCGGTATAAGCTGTCTCTCCGGACGCGGCAGTCTTAACGACCTTCTCGTCACCGTAGTCGCCCCAAATTGTTCCGTAAGTAAAACTCATTTTGATACCTCATCACCATCTATTGGTCTTTTTACCATGGGTTGTTCCGTTTGCGTTTCTTTCCTGGCTGCACGATTTGTGTCACTAAAGTCACCCTTTTTATCATGGATAACTTCCATCTGTTTGACGTCAACGTGCTGCTTCCCCAGGTGCATATAGTGCTCCACATGGCGTTTTGCCAATCTATACACCGAGAACGCTGAATCATGCAGGAGACAGAACCACCTAGATCCCTCGCGACGAACGATCACATCGTCTGGGGGTTGTTCTTCTATCGGCACGTTAAAGCGAGCACAGTGCTGGATATAGCCAGACCATGTCTTGAATCTATGAGTTCCCTTATCGGGAATACCATAATGTACCCGACTGCACTTATAAACCGTACTTTTGTCTTCTGGAACCTCCGCGGGCTTGGCGGCCTCTAACGCCTCGACGTCATAATCAACGACCCCTTCGATCGGAGGACGGAGGCGGAAGCCCTTCTTGAGATAATTCGCGATTTGCGATGCATTGTTCGCGGGCAGTGCGCCGGTATGTTGCCAACCATGGTCAATATCTTCCAGCACTCGGTACGATTCGCCGTCATCGTCCTTCCTCGTTACTGGTTGCCGAACGAGTAGACGCTGCCAGTAGACAGCTTTGCCCACATCTACCCAGTGCGGCATCGTGTCCTCATCAACATGTATGCTGAAGTCGGACTCTAGTACGCGCCGGATTTGGGGCCACTCTGTTTCCCAGAATCGTTGGATATGTCTGGTGTGGGCCTTATCTTTCAAAAACATATCCCACACCAACGACCTACCCTCCGCGACTTCCGTGACCATTACCTGCCTATCTCCTTCTGCGGCGCCGTCGGCCACGTGACCGTCTACGCTCGCTCCTCTCCACCTGGATATCTACAGGCCCAGAGTCGTTGTTCACATTAACGACTACTGGCGTCGGAGGTTCCAGCAAGAACTGATTGATCGTGAGTACCGTGGCCTCACGATGAGCGGGACCGTCCCTGAGAATACGCTCGAGGTGCCTTTTCCCCTGTTGCTTCCGCAACAAGAAAGACCTTCCGCATCCCGAACAAACCTGATATGGCTCCCCGCTTTCCGATTGAATGGGACCAAGCTCGGCATCTCCATGTGCCTCATAGTTCGTAATGGTTCCCGATATATGGCCCTCTACCACTACTCGCATCTGGGATGCAGACACGCAGGCCGAGCACTTGTCTATGATTTTCCGAAGGTACAACCTCTCTGCAAGGTTGCGGTCCATCGGCAATGACCACATGCTATGTACGTTGTCCCAGAGCTTGATGGAGGTTGAGGGCTGGTCCGTAGAGACCAGCCGCTCTTCCTCCCATTCGATTTTACCGCCATCCGATCGGTCGGCACTCAGAACCCTGTCACGCAGGCTTCCTATGCGCCTACGCGGGAGTGCATTACCGTTTATATTGGCTTGAGTGGTCACTGTATCTTATAGATATTTGTACTAGGTTAGGGTAGACGAGGCATCCGAGAAAACTTCGACTCCGTGGGGATCTGCCCTTTCGGCCTCGCCCCACTCCTGGAAGGCACCATACTCGACTGCCCGTAGGGAGTTGTCAGTTTCTTCCGTTACATCGGCATCGTTGGCAATGACAAGGTAGAGGGCATTTTTAGACAAGATTGCGCCCTTAGCGTCCTCTCCAGAGTCCTTGGATATATTTCCGCTATGGAAGATGCCTATGCCGTACAGGCGATCCCTGCCCTTCCACCAATTTTTCAGCAACTCGTCCCCAAACCCAGCGGGCCTACCGCCTGCGGCAGTTCCGGGATCGCTGAGGTCGAGGATTATGTCACTGATCTGTTCAATATGAAGTGAGGCATCGATCGGAAGCGGGGCAGGTCCATAGGCTGACTCGTTGTCAGTCAAAAGATATGAAACGGCGCCCCGGAAGTGCGTTATGTCCAATTGATTAGTAGCACCTACGGCACTCTTTGAGAACCCGTCGAAGAGAGCAATGACATCGAGGTCCATTCTCCGCCTCAGCGAGGCTCCTGCCTGCTCTCCGGCCACCCCAACTACGCTACTGTCGCCCTGTCGCCTTATGAGGCGGTTGGACAACGTCACGATAATTCCGTGCTCGGACGGTGTTATGGAAAGGTTTGCAGTCGTAAGCTGCTGCACTTCAGAGAGGTCTACGCCCTCGGACAGGGCACCTGCGCTTTCCAGCCGAGCATAGGTATTGATATCCCACTGCTTGACGCCGGTTTCGATACGTTCGTTGCCTATGAGGTCCGGGTTAGGTGCTGCCGGTTCGTTAGCCAGCATTGCCTGTTCGATGAAGATTTTCTGTCCCGAAGACAGATTTGATGTACTTGAAAGAGTAATACCAGTAGCCATGAATCAGGCTCCTCTTATATCTGCTATACCTGGAAACCCATCTGGCTGGCCCTGTCGCGATATTGGTCTGCGGTCATACGTCCAGTCAGATATTGATCTCTCAGATCATCTATGGTGCTGATACTTCCACCAGGCGCAGGAGCTGCGCCTACCGGAGGGCTCGTCAACACCGGTGTAGTTGATTGCTGCTCCTGTATTGGTGCCTCTGGTGCCCCAGAAGTCTTTTGGCGAAGGACAAAGACATGATCCATGAATCGTTGACTGCGGATACTTGCGTCTTCGGGGCCGAACAAAAGACCGTAGTTTATATCAGGGCTAGCAGGATCAAGGTGATGCTGTTTCACGTAGTCTCGTGCATCGTCTAGGCCGTCATTAGCAGATGCGCCAGCCTGTCCCGGTTGTGTATACATCTGATCTTGAACCGGATTATCCGTAGAAGTCTGCTGCAATCGCATAAGCTCTTCTTTTTCTCTATCTATCTGCGACTGTGCATACATGTGCATGGCTGGGTCTATGTTCTCGAGATTCTCTTCCAGATCAGAAACACGCTGTTGACGTGCCTGGGTCTCTCTATTTTTCTGGACGGTTGCCCTGTCAGCATCTATTCGACCCTGCAACCCGCGAAGCATGTTCTCGTTATGCAAGGACTTCTCTTCGAGAGCTTTTTTCATCTCATTGAACTGTGCGACAGTCACATATTGACCTTGTGCCATATCACCATTACCAGCCTGTACGGCATCTATCTCTGCCTGTGCTTCATCTATCGGGCCATCCTTGATATCTGCGTTATCCCCGGTTGTCATTCTCCACTCCTCTTCAGCCAAACAAAAAAGGACTCCGCCCTGAAAGCTTCCAGCGATTCAGGACTGAGCCCTATCCTCTCGGACATTGCCTTCGCTTGTCCGCACCCACAGATGAAGACAGAGGCGTTGCGGTTGCTCGGCTAAGGCTTACGAAGAAGTCCTTAGTTGCAAAAACTCTAATTGAGACTCCTGTGTTTGTCAAATTACGGAGCCACCGGTGTCAGTAAATCCTGCCTAGGAGTTTGCTCTAAACGAGATTCAGGCACCAAATCCTGTCCGCTTGCCTGAGTGAGTAAATAGTTCAAATGCTCCTGTTGGACAATAGGGTTTTTGAGGCTTTTCCAGTCGCCCGGTTCGAGCCTTCCCCATTTAAGAAGCTTTCGTTCAACATCGGGATTTCCATAACATGCGAGATTGCCTTCGCTGTCTAAAAGCGGACCTTCGGGCGTTCCGCAGAGTCGCTCGCGATCTCTCACCCTCTTAGCCTCTTTTAATATATCTTCTATATCAGGATTCAGTTCACGGAATGAGGCTCGTAGAAGAGGCTCTTGGCCCATGTATGCGTTCCATAGATCGGTGAGGCCATATTCTTTTGCAACCAGGGCTGGCGCTTCATAGTATATTTTGAGTGGCCCATCGCGGTCATCGTAGAAGTCTTGTACTCCTTTGGGATTATTTACTTCAAATTGGGCTCTAACCTTTCCCCATATCGTTGACCCGAAGCCACCCTTTGGTCCGTCTATGCCCGTAACTCCGAGGCCGGCTAGATCTGACCACGGACCATTTATCATGATCCTTTCGATCTCATCCTTCTTGTTAAAGTCATAGAACCCTGTGTCTTCATCCTCTAGCTTGGCTGTATCCAAGATATTTATGTAGGTTCTAAGTGCTATATCTACTTTGCTCGTAGGCCCTTCCATTTTCTCTAGGTCTTCCAACACCTCGCTGAATAAATTATCGAGGGCCTTCAACGCCCCTCTTCGCTCATTCCTTTCTTTACTTAGTGCGGCCTGAAATGCCCTCCCTCGTTTCTCCTTCACTATGAGAGCCTCATACCTTTTTTCCATTGTCTCTTGGAAGGTGTCGTTAATGGCCGCTTTTTCTTTCTTGTATTGAGCGTATTCGGAGTTCCGCAATAATGATTCCAAATCCCTTATGTCCTGCTCATTGCCGGAGGCATTGATCGCAGCTTTAACCGCTTTTCGTTCATCCGGTTCCAAATCTAAAAACTCTTTACCATATATCTCGGTGGCTAACCTATTTCTGAGGTCATGGGAGTTCTCTCCAAGAACATTGAACCCAGCCCCCTGAAAGACATGTCCCGGAGTACCGATTCTTCCCTCTGGCTCCGGGAATAGATCCATCCCAGGTATACCTGTCTTTTTGCCCAGATGTATAAATGCCTGACCAGTACCTATGGGAAGACCGAGGTCGGCAATAAGTGCTGCTGTACGAGACAGGATGCCCCCCGGACCAACCGTATCTATCGGCATACCCGTGAACTCCGTACCAGCGTATTGATTGTGGAAGGCTCTTATGGGTACTGACTCCCTACTGGTAAGAAATGAGAGGGGATCAAGAACCCTGAATACCGTATCCATCTGTGCCATCAGGTCAAGCAGTAACTCGGTCTGGTTGCGACCCTTAAAGGGAAGCGTAGGAGCCAAAAACTCACGCCTATATCCAATGGGTAAAAATCCCCATGCATCTGAGTCGTCCGTTGATATCGGGATAAATCTCTCTTTAGGTAAAGGCTCCCCAGTTGAAGCAAAGTGTATGGTTTCTGCCACGATCGCTGTGCCGACATAAGCACCTATCCAGTGTTTGCGCCAATACTTGCTATTTGAACCCCTTACGGCCTGAGTGGCCTGTCTAAGTAACGCCTCTGGCTCTCCAAACGAGAAGAAAGCCCTGCTCAAGACATAACGTACTACTGGACGCTGTGCGATGCTTTGCTCTGCCGGTATAGTCGAATACTTGATGTTGGCTGTTTTTGCGACAATCGCGTTTATGACTTCATCCGCCGCATTGGGATGAGCTTTAATAGTCATTGGGACAATGTTGTTCTGGATATCTGCCAGTAATGCAGCGCGGTATAGTCCCTCGAACATCCCGCGGCGCATTGCACCCTCAAAATCTACAACTCTCTTGGCAACCCAAGGAATGCCAAGGAATCCAGCTTCATCCGCAAGCTGTCGAGGCAGATCTTCCAGAGCCCCATACATGGTTGGGTCTACGTTCGACAAACCCTTCATACTTATTCCCCGCATGTGAATGCCTTTGCGGCCCTTGATGAGCGGGGTAGTGCTATCGAACGCTATTGACAGTCTTGCCCTAGAACCTGGGCCTATATTGGACGCTAGCATACTTGCGGTGGCTTTAGGAAACCCAATCCCCATATTCTTTACAGCCGCTATAGGCTGTCCCTGCTTTAGAAGCTCCATGGATTGAGTCCAGTGACCGTAAAATTGACGCTGTATGAAGTCCCTTTGCTGGTGCAACGACACGAACAGCCTTGCCCTTTTCGGTATGAACGTGACGGCATCTATACCCTTTAGGATATCTATCGATAGGTCTTTGTATGGTAGTCCTATCTCCAACTTCAGGGGCTTGCCAAATATACCCTCCAGTCTGCGAGCGACGTTGCCCGGTACTAACCAACGTCCTTGATATGCCCTACCCACACTGCCATCTTCGAGGGCAGCGGCAAATGCTCTACCCTCGAAGCCGGGACCGATTTCAGGAGTCCTCCAGTTCTCTTTTGCAGGTAGTAATTTGTGTGCTCCGTCATTTGAGATCGGGTGAGCCAAATCTGCATGTCTCAAATCGTCAATTAGCTGCATCTGTAGCCGATAGCGTTCACCCATTCTTCGCGACATTGTCACTTGGTGAAATGGATTCCAAAAGGCGGGCTCGAATCCAGCCTCTCTCATTGCCCTATAGCTTTGATTATTTCGTACCTTCATAAATCGAGGTTCCATGCCGAACGTCAATGGGTCTGGGAGTGACTTTATATAGTCTTTAAGCTCCTCGGACGGCTTCCATCCACGAAAGAAATAATCTTCCAGCGTTGCAATTTTAGGATCAAAGTCCACACGCATGGCCTGTTCAAAATCGGTCTCCCGCCGAAGGACGTTATATATATCTTCTAAGCCTTCGGGGATGCTGATTTGCCCGCTTTCTACCTTGCTGGGGTTATGCAGCGCGTCATAAAGATCATCTAGTATAGGAATGTCCTCTTCTCTCGCTAAACGAAATGGCCCACGCATTCGCCCGATACCTGCCTTCTCCAGGAGATCGTTACCTTCTCTTACGATGTTGCCGATTCTATTTTCAAATGTTCTTGTTGCTCCTCCGTAATCAATTACCAGCCTATCTACTAACTTCTCGCCGGGTATCGTCCGGTTAAGAAATCTATCTGCCATTTCTTTTACTACGCTCGACGGGGATGCGCCGCCAGCACGAGGCCCGATTCCCTGGGGATCTACGTTTCGGGCAAATTTGGGATTTGCAAGACTTTTATTCCTGTAATACCGACCCCTCGCCCAAAGATCTTCGTCTATTTGCTTTCCTGCCACCACTAACGGAGATTCTTCGGCCAATTGTCGGATTCCAAAGAATGCGTTAGGATTCTCTGGAATCGGCTCTCCCTTCCCCCAGAGAGCTGCGGAACCTAGTTTGTCAAATATCTTTTTGTCCTGCTCGGGAGACTCCCATACTCCCTTCCATATGTTCTTTGCCTCTTGATGGTATAGATCTACGTCTGCCGGGCTTATTACGTCCATCCCCTCTGTCGCAGTTTTTGGCTTCATTCCTGTTAACAGTGGCCCTTCTAGCTTGGAAGGAAGGTCGTAGGACATACGGAACTGGCCCTTACCTATAGGAGAGTAAATTATGTAGGCTCTCTTGTTTCCTGCCGCAGGATCCATAAACGAAGCTATTACAAACTCGGCGTTGCGAGTAGTAGGATTTACGCCTGACCCTTTTGCATCAAGCCGCCTCGTCCATGTGCGAATGAAGCTAGCTAGCTGAGATTTCTCAGCGGCATTGAGACGAGACAGGACATCTGAAGTAGATGCAATACTCTTTAGCCTTTTAACGACGTCAGGCATAACTAAGTCGTACTCGGCACTCGTCTGCATTTGAGGTGTCTGGAACGTCGTAGGTTTTGTCTTGCCACCAAGCGTATATCCTGTAGGCGAGGTAGCCCTCACCGAATACGGTGTGTGAGGAACAACCGCTTGGTCTGCCACAGGTGCGCGTCCGAAGAGCCGAATATGGTGTGCTACGGCATTATGGGCATCATCAATATTTACAACTTTGCGTCCTTGCGCTATTTGCCTTGCGGACGCAATATTTGCAGGAGGTAAGTCGGCTGGCTTACCAAGATCAAAGAAGCCCATAGCTTCTTTGAGACGATCGTTAGGAATGTACCTTGCCAAAAACTGAGATGCCCTTCGCATCTCGGTTGCGTTTAGACGCAACTGCGCCTTAACCATCCCGATATTTGCTCTAATGGCCGGGACGGTCAATCTGGTTGCCGTTGAAGCCATTACTGCCGGACCCTGAAATGCCATGAGAATAGAGTCTAGGACGGTATCTCCTGTAACTTCAGGCCCGCCCGGAGTTTGAACCCCCAATATCATGGCTATCGTAGCAGCAGGAATCTGCGAAACAGTCGGGGGTTCGGCCCCTGGGACGTATCCCTTGGGATAATACTGAACTGGCATACCTTCATAGGGTTCACCGGACGCCTTTAGGCGTTGAGGTCTTTCGATGCGTGGTGAAGCCCCCCACAACTGCTTCTGAGCTGGAACTACATCCTTAAGCGGCTGAAGCGGTTCTGTAGCGAACGTCCTTACAGGGTCTAGGAGGGCGCGGAGTGGAGCAAATTGCCATCCCTGCAAAAATCCAGGAGCTTGAGGCCGCTCTAGTCTTTGACTTAGCCAGCTCCCGCGATCCTCTGGTTTATATCGCTCGCCAAATCCAAGTTCTTGCTCTTCCTCGAACTGCCCGGTTAAGCCCCATTTATAGGGTGTTAAAGCGAAGTTTCGGTATCCGGTTAGATCTGGGTCCGAGGGCTCCTTATAATAAAGTTTTGGAAGGGGTGCAGGCTTATCCTCGGTCTTAGGCCGAGACGGCGCTTCATGACCAAATTCAGGATTTAACGGATAATGAGCCATTAACGCACCATTACCTTTCCTCTAGTTAGAGTGCGACGGCGAGTTCTCTCGGCTTTGCTTTTCTGACTGAGTTCGTCTGATAGACCACTAGGGGTTAGTTTATATTTCTCTTTAATGCTATGGAGCTTCTTGCCGAAGAACTCTGGGAACTCCTGTTTAGGAGCAAGACGTGAAGACCTAGACTCCCTTTCCCAGACCTTCTGGTACATTCGGGTAGTCTCTAGCCTATCCTGCGTCTCCTGCCATTGCTTCTCCAACTCGCTTAGCGGTGCCGAGCCACCGCTAAAATCTCGTCCTTCAGAGAGTTCGGTTTGGAGTGGCGCCATCTTTTCCTCTATTGCTCTGAGCCTTGCCTCTTCTTCTTCCAGTTGGGGCAAAAAGCCGCGTGGCTTGTCATAAGGGACATAGCCAGTCAAAGCCTCTCTAAGTTCCTGGCTATACTCTTTCTGAAGCTCTGGGATCTGGGCTTCTAGATAGCTAAGGTATAGTGGGCTCTCGCCCGCAGCTTCTCGTAGCAATGGTGTGATCTGTGCCGCAGGATATGGTTGTTCCGCACGAAATGCCCCAGTAGGCATTCCGGGAAAAGGATCTTGCTCAAAGACACCCCTTGCTGCCGCCTCTAGCTCCGCACGATTCTGGGGAGGAGTCTCTCCTCTCCTTTCGTATATATCAGCACCAAATAATCCAGCAGGAGTTGACGTAGGTGGCAGGTCTCCCATCTGCCTCTCATAGCCTTCAGGGCTGGTACGATAAGGCAAAATACCCATTACCGACATCGGTCCTGGTGCAAAGGATCTTTTGATAAACTCAGTTAGCTGGGCAGGGTCAGTAAATGGTCTATCTCTACCTAGCTGCTGGATATTAGCCATTATGTTAGGTAATACCGTTGTCTCAAAGCTCTGATGGTACTCCCTATCGGCAGAGGTAGTCGGATAAGGGCTAAGTATCCCTAACTTAATTGCCTCTTGCCGTATGGCCTGCTGTATCTTATCCGCGTTGAACAACAGATCAGACGCTTCAAATGCCTGATAGTTTATTTCTAGCTGAGTTGCATTTGTTTTAATATGGCTGTTTAAAATATCCCTAATATCGGATGACGAAATACCAGGTTGAAAAGCCAATCCTGCGACTGTGCTCTCTAGCGACTCTATGTCCTTGGAAGTTACTAATCTCGGATCTATCTCGTTCCCATATAGTAGCTCCGTAACTAGCTTCCCTGGATTGTTTTGTATGCTTGATAACGCTGATTTTTCTGCCTCGAACTTGGCTTTTTCTTGTGCCTCTAAAGCCGCCCGAACTCGGGGGTCGAGTAGGCCCCACTCCTCACCCGATGGAGGAACAAATTCATCAGTATCCAGTCGGAGAGCGCCAGTAGGAACCCTCCCGGCCTCGATGTCAGCAACCCGTTCCTTTATTTGTCTCTCTATACGGATTCTTTGATCAAAATCTGGCTTAAATTGGTCGAGGAAGGCAGATGGCTTTTCAGTTGTCGGGTTCTGTGCCTCTCTCAGTAAGTGTCCAGAAAACTCCGTTCGGTCGGCTGGAGATAAGGCGTCATAGTTTTCCCCTAAATAGCTCTTAAGAGCATTCCTAGCTTTTGTTATGTCGGTGATGTTGGACCAGGCAGTTGTGAGTTGTTCGCTTGCTCTAAAGGAGCTTTCTAAGCCTTCGAACAGCCTATCTAAGTTTTCTTTCGCCTCATCCGGGTCTTCGATGCCGGCAAACCAGACCATGGCTTGCTCGGGAGTTGGCTTTGTGCCGTAAGGATGATTCTGAACGTACGAATTGTAACGGTCTCGATATATCCCGATTAACCTATTTGCTTCTGTAGGATCTATAGTCCTACCTTCTCGCAAGTTATTGAATCCTGTCCTAGCCTGTTCCCAAGATATCTGGTTGTCTGACTTCTCCCCCGCGTAATAGTCCTTAATAATTTCCGGCAATTCAGTTTGGACGATGTGATTCAGTAGGTTCTGTTTGGCGGAGTAGATCTGTGTATTCGTATAATCTGAGAGGCCAGCTTCTATATTGGTGAATCCCTCTTTTGCAATTGTGCGTAGCCTAGTTTGAATATCGTCTGGTAGGTCGTAAAAGCTACTAAAAGTGGGAATAGTGGGAGCTTTACGATCATCGCCGTACAGCATTGGGTCGGGAGTTATATCAGTGCCTTCTCTATACTCGGGGACAACGGGCTGTGGCTCCCGATCCCTTGCTATCATCTGATTGTTAAAGAAAGCGTTAAGGTTCTTATCTGATAAATTGGACGCCGCAAAATCTTCGACGAGCTTTTCCTGCCTTTTCCCAATCGCAGTTGCAGCGGGTTCATCGATGAATTCCTGCCTAATGAGAGGTGAAGGCAAGTTGAATAGAGGATCTTTTAGCTCCTTGCCTAACACTCGTGAGCGAATATTGTTTTCTTCCCCTTTTACGACAGGAACTATGGCTTGTTCATATGTGCCGCTATATTTGGTAGCCTCCAAAGACACATCTCGGTCTGATCGATTCAGCGAATCCAAAATTGCCGTATTAACGTCGCCGCGATCGAGAATGTTCCTATCTATAAGTTGAAATCTCTGTGCAGTTATTCGATCCTCTCGCAGGAGATGGTGGGGAAATCTACGGAGGATTTTCTGGTAATCATTTATATGTTGGAAGATCACCTGAAGGTCTCTGGGTTGACCTGCCATTTTTTCTGAAGTTATCGACACAGATTGTGGAGTAGGGCCACTAAACAGATTCTGCCATATGGTGTTGTAAATGTACTCACTAGATCTATCCCATGTTCTTAGAGGAATCACCTCCCCTGGAGTCTCTGGATCAACCCCAGCTAGGGGTTTAATCAAACTTGCATGGGGTTGTATGCCCTGTGCTATGTCCCAAATGACCTCTTTGACGTACTCTTCGGTATATGGACCCTCTACTTCGGCCTTTCGCTGTTGCTTTTCAAAACGGTCGGCATCAAATGGCCTAAAGACAGGCTGACCTCTTTGTTCTGCGAGGGCGCGACCGACCATAGCTTCGGTCTGAGAGGATAAACCCTCCTCCTCCTCCTCTTTCTGTCCACCAGCCCGATCATTGAGTATTGCCGTGATTGCTGCTATACGTTCCCGGTATAGCCTAAGCTGAACTGTGTCTAGCCCAAGATCACGTTCTGTAGGGGCTGCCATTTAGGGCCTCTCTCTCTTGAGGACATTGACGTTCATGCCGTTCTCTCGAGCCCATTTATATATCGGGTCGTCTTGAGGGCGTGGACGTATTTGGCCCACGGTTATGTCTACTTGCTCGTGAAACCGATCGAGTGCCACATCTATAGGCAGCTTTAGGGGATCAAGGCGATGAATATCTCGGGGCATCGTAACGACTCCTTGTAGGGGCTTAGGGGACTTGCTGTCCTGAAGGCATCCTGCGACCGCCGCCCGTAGCGGACGCTAGCTGGTTACCGAGTAGGTCTATACCTCCAATACCCTGGGGGAAGACGGACTCCTGCCCTTCGTTGGAGGCTACTCGAGCCTGTTGGAGATTGGCTTCACCGGGACGTTGGAGCTGAGAGAGGCCCGGAGAGAACTGATTGCCGGTATTCATCCCTGCGGGAACGTCTGCGGCAGCTCCAAGCTGTGCCGGCAGGTCGAGTCTTCGAGCGGCCTCTTCCACCTGTTGCGGCATGAGGGCCTCCAGGATGCGCTCTGCGGCCATCTGGTTCTGCTCCTCTAGCGGGTTGGTGATACCGGAGCGTTTCTGTGCCTCGTACAGGCTTATGATGCCTGACTTCCACAGCCGTTCGGCCAGTATGGACTCTCTTTCCCTCTCCTCCGGCGCCTCGGCCTTCAAGAAGACGCGGTTCTCGTAGAACCCCTTTATGTCGTCCGGGCTTATGGACTGATCGAAGGAGTGGACCTCAGACCGCGCACGGACAGTAATGCGGCCTCGTATTTTATTCTCCACCAGCATTGCAAAGCGTTTGTTGCACTCTTCCATAGCCCTTGCGAGCCCGTCGGCGTAAGGGCCGAAGACCAAACGGCCCATCCCGCTCAAGACGGAGATCCCGAACCCGGTGCTAACGCCGCTGGGACGTATTCCCCTGACCACGTTGGGGAACGTAGCCTCTTCTATCATGGTCTGGACCATAGATAGCTGGTTGAGTATCTCTTGAGGGGGCGTTATCAGAGGAGACGGCATTACCGTCACGCCTCGGGTAACGATGTTCTTGGAGCCGAACAGCTCGTAGGCGTCCTTGACGTTTTCGGCCTCTTGCCGGTTGCCGTGGAAGTCTACGGTACGCCATGCGTACTGCCTGAGTATCGCTTCGTACTGGGTTATGAGACGCGCCTCGGTGTCGAGCAGGTTGTGGACGGGCTTGAGTATGCCCTGATATCTCTGCTCGGGCCTACCCGAGTTAAAGTCCAAGGACGTTGCGGGTATTATCGGGACGTAGGGCAAAAACCCGTAGTTATGCTCCATCGGCGGCAGCACGAAGTCCCCGTCCGCCATGTACGCAACATGGGTCTCCGACCAGAACTCCGACCACGTTGCAGAGGAATTCGCCTCTTTTGCGGGCATCCACTCTGGAAAACGGTGCCGTATGTCTCTAACGGTAGTCTCGTAGCACTCGAAGGCCCATCTCGGTCCCAGTCGGGAGTCGTCCCAGGTCATATATTTCGGGTTTACGTTATCGACTCTTATGGGGAAGGAGATATTCCTATCTTCCATGAACTTCGAGAGGGACTCACGGTACTCTTTTTCGGACGGGAAGTCTTTCATCTGCGGCGCGTTGGGCCACAGGTCTGCGTCGAAGGTTACTTTGAGCCATCCCAGTCCGTAGGCTATCTCGTGTTTGGCGCCGGTATTGAGCACGGCCTTTGGGACGTGCATCCATACGCCCTGATAGAACTTCTTGAGCCTCTCTGCGCGGTCTTTAGCCCTTGGGGAGGGCTCAGGGACTGCAAAGGTCGGGTTAGAGACATCTACGTGGTCGGTGGCGACGTTGATTATGGCGCGTGACGTTGCCGGTCGCACCGGATCGACTGCCATATCGACGGGAACCGGTATCGGGTTCCGCCCATAGTAGTAGTCTTCTTCCTCGTCGCACTGATTATGGAACTGCCTGTAGTAGATGTCCGCTTCGGACTTGGTCGATTTGAGGGATTCGAGAGTGGGAGATCTCCCTTTGACCTCGAAGATGTCCTCTTCATTGCGTATTGCCGTAAGGACCATCGGCTAGCTCCTCATATCTGAATCCCTTATCTAGGGCGACCTAGTAAGTCCTTTTACGTTTGCCATTGACTCCGTTTGTAAAGGCGGTTCTCCCTGGGGTAGACGGGACGCTCCTAGGAGTACTATAGTGCCTTCCAGGAATGGTGCGTCGAAGCTTGGGGAAAATCTTTTTACGGAGGGGCATGTAGGGAAGCGGCTTCGTAGAAGTAGGCCGTGCCTTCGTAGGTCTAGGCATAGGGGACATAGGGTCGTAAGGGTCTTCACGTCGTAGGTCAGCTCTACGGTAACTCGGGGGGAGCATGGGGACTCTAGCCGTCCTACGTGGACTCTTGGTGGCAGGTTTCTTCTTAGGATGGGGCATGGTTTCCTCCTACGGTCTTCATATCTGCATTCCTGAGCGTTCGGCACGATCGAGTATTCGTTTGGCCTTTCGTTCCCGCATGAGCTGCGCGCCCAGCGAGTTCCCGTTCCAGCCGTACATCTCTTGTTGCGTTGGCATGTACCGACCGGAACTCAGTCTGCCGATAGTACCAGCATCCTCCGGGGGATTGCACGCTTCGAGGCACAGTGCAAGGGCAAAGACCTCGTCGTCGTGCTCTCCCGGAGGGGCCTCAGCCCTTATCCTGAGCCCTCCGCTGCTCCTTCTGTACTGGAAGGCACGAAGCTGCCTCAAAAGGGCTGGTATGGGAGGGAAGGAGATCGTCTCTCTTTCCATTGCGACGACAAGCGTGGACAGCAGCCCGTCTCGATTGGCCCCGGTGATGCTGTACCCGTCTCCTTCGATGGGAAGCTCCAGACTTACAAGCTCTTGGACCATCGCTTTGCCCATGCCGGAGGCGTCGGGCACGAGGTTTTGAACTCCCCACTCTTTGCAGAGCAGCGCGATGTGGTGTTTTGCCTGGGGCCATGGGGTTCCGTCCCATAGATGGTGGAAAACGACCGCTCTAGAGTCTGCGTCCATCACTATCAAGACGGTGAAGTCCCTGCTAACCCCGAGGTCGAGGCCCGCAACGTAGTTTCGGCCGGGTATGGGTTCGTTGAGGGAGTCACCTTTGATGCAGCTTTCGACGTTTTTGAAAAAGCCGGCGCTTACGGTCCTGTCCGCGAGGTACATACGGCGCCATGCGGACTCGGGCATGACCTCTCGGTCCGTCTCGACCTCGTCTTTGTCCTCGTCGGTGAGCATGGGGTTGTCATAGACGGTGGCATGTTTGTAGAAGTACCTTTTATTGGTAGTCCTTTGCGCGAACGCGCACCCTTTCCAGAACCAGTGCTCCGGGTATAGTGCGGGTATCCCTTCGTAAACGGCACGGCCCATCCTGCTTTTGTCCCTGAGCATGGGTTTTGCCTTTACGAACGCCTCGTCGCGTATGTCCTGGCTCTCTTGCATCCACAGAAAGTCCAAACCAACGCTCTGCAACGTCTCGGGGTCGTGTGCGGACTTCACCTCTATGAGTCCCCACCTCGGATCTTTGCCGTCTACTCCGTTGAGATAGATCAAACGCTCCGCACGGTTGATCTCCTTGATAAACGCAGAAGGCAGAAGCTGCAAAAGCTCGTGCCATGTCTGCAACCCCTGATTCATCGCCGGAACGACTATCCAGGCGTGCATCCCAGGAGGAACCCTCGCAGAATCGTACTCCCTGTTCAGAGAGTCCCTGTAGCACAAAAGCAACTCCCCGAACGCACCACGACCCTTCCCCCACCTACGAGCTGCCTCTACGTACTTCTCGTTGGCCTTGGACTCGTGAAGGTCTTTTTGACCGTCGTGAGGAGAGTAATATCGAGATATGTCGATACTCATCGGTCCGGTCCAAACTCAAACTCCAACGCGCCGACTCCCATATCGCGTCCGTTGGAACTGATCGTCCCATCCCCCTTGACGACCTTGTCCAGCGGCGTCCCTTTAAGCACTCGAGCGGCGGCTATGCGATCGCTCATCTTAGCCCCCTTTTGACCGCCCTTCATAACCCTCATAAGGAAATCGTCCGCATCCCTTCTAAGAACCTCTGGTGGGTACTGAATGGTATGATCGACCCCCAAACCCTTCGCGACCTCCACCGCCATCGAAAAGTTGGAGTTCCCCTTCCGGTTCTCCCTCAACCACCTCTCTCCCAAACCCAAGTCCCGAGCCGCCGCCACATGCGTTGCGGTATCCACCCTCGCGTAC